GATTTTATATCTGATGTAACAAAAGAAATTACAAAGGATGTAATAGGTCAAGTAATTTATTACTACAAGCCTAGGCTAGATTTATCAGACGCTGAAAATGTATATGACGAAATGACTGAGAGAGTATTCGATCCACCGGTAGAAATCGACTGTAGAGTACAGTGGAACCCATCGGAAAAATTAACTGATCGTTACGGTCATCAAGCTTTATCCTCGATCGAGATATATCTTCATTATAGAGATCTTATCGATCGCGGTATAGTTGTAGAAGAAGGTGATTTCTTTCAGTTTGGCGATACTTTCTATGAGATGACGACTGTTAATACAGACAAGATCATGTTTGGATTAGTTGAACATATCACTGGCTATCGTATTGTCGGAAAGCAGGCAAGAAAAGGTCTTATTGATAAACCGATAAATGGACCAACCGGCGAAGAGTATACTGACGAAGGAGCTGTACAGAACACATTCGTACAGCAACGCGGTGACGCTACAAAGGATGATAAAAGACAGCTTGTTTCTGATGGTGTATTAGATTCAAGATTGGGATCGGCTCAAACAGTCAAAAAGTCTGGTAGCGCTAAATCCTCTTTTTACGGGGATGAGACATGATATACAAAAACCAAAAGATAAATGCGGCATTGTTTAATATAGAGGAATTCCAGGAATTACCTTCTTGTGGAGTAGAGGACTTGGATAAGGCGGTTTATGATTTATTCGCAGAAAAGCTACCGTTTTATTATAGAACAAAGGACACACAAGAAAGAATGCCGGCAATATTCGCTTCTGGCGAAAGAGCGGTCATGCTTAAAAAAAGAAGGGCCCTGAGAGACCATACGGGCGCTTTAATTTTGCCGGTTATATCAGTATTAAGAACAGGTTTAGAACAGGATCCTGAGGGCTATGGATTAACTCCTAGTGGTGAAGAGATGTTGCTCAAGAAAAAAATCTATAAATCGAACGACGAATATAAAAGAGAGAAAAACTTTGAAGGTCTTAAAAACGCGGACTACACAATTAAAGAAAACGTAAAAGACGGACATTTTTCTAAACGTGAGTATCACTTAGGGGACAGTCATCCATCGATACGAAAAAATTCTCAGAACATATATGAGTATTATACAATGCCAGTTCCAAGATTTTTCAAGTGTACGTATGAGATAACGTTTTGGTGTCAGTTTCAGAAGCAGCTTAATGCCGCGCTTGAGGCTTTAATGGATTTCTATAACACACCAGCTCGAGCTTTTACTTTAGAGACTGAAAAGGGATATACGTTTACCGCAAATATTGACGGAGCAATTTCTCAAGATAACAACGTTGATTCTTTAACGGACGCCGAAAGAATCGTAAAAGCGTCAATTAATTTAACTAGTTACGGATACATTATTAATCCGGATTATCCAGGTTCTATTTCTTCCGTTAAGAGATACGTCACCCAACCAAAGATAGTTTTCGAGACTAATATAGGTACCGTACCTCAAATTTTAAAATCTTCTGGGTTAACCAGCAATGATCCTAATAATTATATTGAGGAAGACTGGGCTGACGAATTTGGTAATTTACCAGGTTCTGGTTTAGGCAACACTGTTTTGAATGAAGAAAACGAGGCTGATGTGACAATCGGAAATACAAACAAGCTAGTTACAAATCGATACGTGTTAGAGACAAAAGATCCAGTTACAGGAAAAACAACTACCGAAGAGTACGTTATCAAAGACGTTAACAAACGAAACGGTGAAATAGTGTTAAGACAAATAAGGGTTTTATAGTCTACAAAACATATTTAATAAAGATACAATAGGAGATTATTCAAATGGCTGAACAAACATTCAAAAGTGCAGGTTTTTTCGATTTCGAAACAGAAATAAGCCGTACAACTTCAGCGGCATCAGGAGTTCCGATGGCTGTCATCGGTACTGCGAAAAAAGGCCCTGCTTTCACTCCAGTCTATTTTGGCATGCCCTCTGGCGCTTCGACCGTTGGCGACCAATTAAGAAACTTCACGGAAAAATTTGGAACTATTAAGCCTGATCAATTCGGACCTTATGCTGTTAAAGCATGGTTTGAACAAGGGGTAAGTTTCACAAATATTTCTAAATCAGCTCAATACCTTAGAGTTTTAGGAGCCGGCGCAAATAACCAATCCAGTGATTACACCGCAACATCAAATTACGGATTCGTAAAGAACGCTGGTTTTAAAGTACACCACCCTAACTCAACAGCACAAACCCACGGTGGCCCGGGCACTTCTGACGCTTTCGGCACAAGTCATGGTGGTCAAAGAGCTTCTAAAGGTACAACTTACTTTTTGGCGGCAAGGCATGAAATCTCTGCCAATGCTGACATTGGTCTTCCACATTTCACTGATAACAATTCTTTTAAAGGCGTGGCTTCATCCGGGGCTGACGATATTAATCTCATTAGAGCAATGCTTTTCACTCCAACAGGATCTGCTCTTTTAGTTGCGGATTACGATTCAGTTAATGTTCGAGTACCAACAAATGGTATCGGTGCGGGTATCTTCGCTAGTGGTCAATCTGGTCTCTCTTCGGGATCTGTATCTACTAAATCTACTAGCTTATTCAAACTAGTTGTTTCTTCATCGGACGGTACATCCTTTGCGAACGATGACGGAAACGCCGGTGTTAAGATCTATACATGTTCTTTAAACCCAGACGCGGACGAGTACATCGGAAACGTTCTCAACACAGATCCATATCAAATGGCTGCAAAAGGTCACTATCTATATATCGATTGGCCTCTAACAACCGCAGTGGCTCCTGTAAAAACAGATATTAGTACAATTGCGATTATGTCTGGTTCTGGTGAAGACGCGGGAGTTGGTTTATCAGCTTCAGATGGCGTTTTAGCTTCTCTGTTAAACGAATATCAGAACCTTTTTGGAAGATTTGATACCCGATATAAGACAGCTAAGACTCCATATATTATTTCTCAGCCATATGGTAAAACCGAACATAATCTTTTCTACTTCGAAAATCTATCAGATGGCGCATCTGGAAACACAAATTACAAAATCTCTATCCAGAACATTAAGGCATCGATCGATCCAACAAATATTTATGGCACATTCGATGTTATTCTTCGTGATTTTTCCGATACAGATACCGAGCAGAACGTTCTAGAAAGATATTCGAACGTTTCTCTTAATCCAGATGCAGATAACTTTATCGGAAAAGCGATTGGAGACGTAAAAGAATCATACAACTTTGATGTAGCTCCAGATAAGAGAAGATTTACTTCGGTCGGCGCTAATCCTCTTAAGTCTCATCGAATCAGAGTCGTCGTATCCAATAAGGTTAAGGCAAAAATGGTTCCACCATCCGTATTACCTTTTGGATTTAGAGGAATTCCTACAATCAAGACTGCACCTGGCATTAGAGATCGATCTTCCCTTGGGGATGACGACGCAGCTGCAGGAATAGCTTTAGGAGATCTTCCAAGATTAGCTCCTTTCTTTACAGGATCTACGATCGATATTCAAGATTCAGCTACGGGATCATTTGGTGATATCGATACAACTCACAAGCTTGGGTTAACTGGATCGATTGTTCCTCCTTTACCATTCAGGTTTAAACAAGCAAGAGGCAATAATCTATTTTCTTCAAGTCCGTCCTTCATTGGTCAGCCTGGTGATGAAACTTTGGCAGATTCTAGATTATATTGGGGTGTACAATTTGAAAACCAAAGATCAGCTCTTCAGCCATGGTCTCCTGGAACGGACAGTTCTCTTGCGACAGTAAACGGAATCATTGAATCTTACTCTAAGTTCCAAGGTATCTCTAAACTTCGCACAGTGTACACTGGTTCAGCAGTTGACGACTTTAATAACAATAAATTCAGTTTATCAAAAGTCGCTTTGGTTAACCAACTGACGTCAGCCGGCGCATTACAAAACATCACTGCTTCTGCCGCGACACACATTAGAGATGCAGCATATATCAGAAACGGCGTTGTTAATCAAACAAACTACACTGTATACGATAGAGTCTTACAAAAAGACCGAGTTACCCTCGCAACTCTATTAGCGAAAGATAAAAAGAAATTTAATAAGTTCTCTGGATACACCAAGTTCAATACAGCTTTCTACGGTGGTTTCGACGGACTCAACATATTCGATCGTGACGCTTACGAAATGAATGATAAGGCAGCATCAACCGAAGCTGGAGGTTTTGCTAGAAACATCACAGGCGGGACAGGTGTTACCGGTTCGGACAACGGTACTTTAATGGGTAACGGAATTAACAATAACG